TGGTTAAATGAAACTTCAGTAGATGAAAATGGAAATGAATTTCCAACTAACCAATGGTACCAATTAGGATATGAAAATGGATATCAAGATGTCTTTTACACACAAACAAGTATAGACCCAAATACAGGTCAAGAAATAACTACACAAGATTGGTATTGGTTAGATGAAGATGGAAATCAAGTTGCATCATCAGATTTAGACTTTAGAGAAAGAATATTTCCAATGTTAATGAATGAATTTAATGGCCTTGCTTGGGATCAATTAGACCCATGGATTGAGATAGCTCCAATTGTAGGGTTTGATTTTTACCACTATAAAAGAGATTTCTGGTTACATGCATATGCAAATTATATCCTTCCAGCACACAAATATATTGCGGGTGAAGAAGAATTTTCATACTTAAATAGAAACAATTGGGGTAAAGGAGGATTAAGACAAGATTCAGAATTAGAACAATGGGCTGATTATTCATTTGGGGCATCATTAGGTACCAAAGTAGGAAAGAACTTAGGTATATTTGTTCAAGGTGAATATTCAAAAATGTGGGACAGTAAATTATACCAAACAACATTTGGTATTAACTACTCTTTTAAATAATAAAAAATGGCAAAAAATATTGGGGAAGATACTAAAATTACCTTAGACTTAAAAACAATAGGTCTTATAGTTGTTGGTCTTTCTTCACTTATAGGAATGTGGTTTGCTTTACAAGCAGACATACAAGAAGCAAAAGAATTACCTGAACCTGAAATTCAAAGAATCGAATTTCAAATGAAAGATGAGGCAATTAGAGATGCTATAATTAATACACAAGATGATGTTGAAGAAATAAAGGAACAATTAAAGAAGATTGATGAACGCCTTTATGAACTTCAAACTAGATAAAATTACTATGAAAAAGTTATTACTATTAGTATTATTATTTGTGAGCACTTTTAGCTTTTCACAAACCGTTATTACAGATGATAATTTTGAACAGGTTATTGAAGGTAGATCTGCATTTGAAGATGAGGGTGTTTCTATAATAGTTATAGAATTTTGGGCTTCATTCAATGATGAAAATTCATTTAAAGGATGGGATAAACTTGAAGGAGTTAAATATTATAAATGTGATATAGCTAAATCACCTAAAGCTAAAAAAAACCATAAAGTTAGAACCATCCCTCATATTATTATATTTAAAGACGGGTATGATGAACACCACTTTAAAGCAGGATTAGACTTTTCTATTAGTAAATCAGTTGAAGAAATCCAAGAAGTTATTAATGAACTAAAACAAGAAAGTAAATTTTAATTATGAAAAAACTGTTATTATCATTATTATTAGTGCCTACCTTATCATTTAGTCAATTACAAATTGGTAATTGGGCTGTTGAAGAAGACAAAATGCTTCATTATATTGGGGGAATTGCTATAACTAGCATTGCTCATGATTTAATATTTGAAGAAACACAAGATAAAGATAAAGCTGTTATGTATTCTATGGCTACTACTTTAGCTTTATCTGCTTTTAAAGAAATATTTATAGATAGCAAAGGTGATGGAGATGATATAGCTGCAGGAATGTATGGGGCTTTAACAATAGGAGTAGTTATTTCTATAGATGATATTTTTAAAAAGAAAAAAAGGAAAAAATTAACTCGAAGAAATTCAAAATATTAAATTTATGTCTAATCCCATAGTTTGTATAGAAGCAATTAATGATGTAAAAACATCAGTACAAGGAAATGATCCAAGAACTTGGATGAAAGCGTGTGCAATAGAAACTTTGCTAAAAGGTAAAAGCGGTAAACATTTTAAAAATTGTTTAATAGGTAAAATGGAATCTACTGCTCAACATATTGAAGACCCAGCAGGATATGCTGAAGAGTTATATAATAAAATAAAAAATAAATGTAGTTAACTATGAGTTGTTATACAAGGGAACAAATAAAATGTGCTGTAGAATCAAAAGGATATAAATGGTTCGAGAGTGGTAATTACAATTTAAATATTGTAGGAGTAAGAAACTCAGAAACCCACGGTAAAGTTACTAATAGATTTGATGATCGTCTTACAGTATCTTATAATATAGATGGAGAAGAAAAATTCCATTGTTTTAAAGCAACAACAGACCCTGGATCCCATTGGGAAAAAAATTTATTAAATAAAGATGGTGTTGCTATTTTAGTTCCTGGACAATATAGAGGTTCACATAAAATTAGAAAACATCAGGGTAAATATGAAGCTTTATGTCAAAAGAAAGAAGTAAAAGTTTATAGAGATAACAACAAAGATGGAGTGTATGATATGTTAGAAGAAAACATTCATGAAGGCATTTATGGTATTAATATCCATAAAGCAGGCTCTAGAGTAAATGGATCAACTCAAATAGATAAATGGTCCGCAGGTTGTCAGGTATTTTCCAAAGAATCAGATTTTAATCAATTAATGGAATTAGCATATAAGGCTAAAGATTTATATGGGAATTCATTTACATACACATTAGTTGAATCAAAAGATTTAGTTTAAAATGAAAACAATTAAATTAGCAATACTAACATCTACTATGTCATTAGGATTTATATGTTCCTACTTTATGGAACTTACAATGCAGAACGCAGAACAATACCTAGCAATATCTACTTTAGTATTCGCTGATGGTTTTTTTGGTATAATTGCGGGCATTAAACGGGAAGGATTTAAAACCTATAAGGCAATTAAAATATTAAGAACATTACTCTTTTGGGTTATAATGTTAACTGTAATATTAGTTATTGAAAAAAGTATCCCCGGGGCTAGTTGGTTAAGTGAAACAATGCTTATGCCTTTAGTTGTATTTCAATTAATAAGCACTGTAAAAAATGCATCAATGGCTGGATTTATTAAAGGTAATGTTTTAAACCAAATCTTAGATAATATAGATAAACATAAGGGCCTTAGAAAATAGGTTGTCTTATCTCACTTTTTTTACTATATTTATAACCATGCTTAAGAAATTAAAACAAGGAATGTTTCCATTCCTCATCGGATTTTCTGCCCTGTCAGTTTCAGCTTCGGCCGCTTTCTATTCAGTTAGTGGCTTAAGCAAACTTTTTGCTGGGGCTAGTTTGGAAGTTATTATAATGGCAGGTTCATTAGAATTTGCTAAATTAGTAACAGCTTCACTTTTATACCAGTATTGGGATACAATTAATAAATCTTTACGTACTTACTTATCTATAGCAACTATTATATTAGTATTAATTACTAGTATGGGGATTTATGGGTTTTTAAGTGCTGCTTATCAAGAAACATACTCTAAACTTACAGCAGTAGAAAATCAAAAAGGCTTTATACAACAAAAAATTGACTTTTATCAAAATGATGTAACAAGATATGATGAAGAAATTAAAAGAATATCTGGTAATATTAGTACTTTATCTAATGCCAAAGCAACATCGATCCAAGTACGAGACACCACGGTATCTGGGGGGTTTAGACAAACAATATCCACAACTGAGCTTAGAATGGCGCAGAGTCGTATTAACATTGAGGAGGAGAATCGTAAGTTGGCGCAAGAAAAACGAACAATAGCTTCAGATAGTCTTCAGAAATTCCAACTACAAGTGCTGGAACTAGATAACAACAACGAAGTAGCTGGAGAATTAGGGCCCTTGCAGTATCTATCAGGTTTGACGGGTACTCCTATGGATAAAATTATAAATTGGTTATTACTTATTATAATTTTTGTATTCGATCCTTTAGCTATATCTCTTGTAATAGCAGCTAACTTTGCTTTTGAAAAAGCTTACCCAAAAAAAAGGTATAGGGAAAATTTATATGGGGAAAAAGTTGAAGATAAATTTTCAGAATGGGATGATTTAGAAAATATTGAAGTAAAAGATGCTGAAGAAATAAAAACCCAAGATGAATTTATGAAAAATTTAGATAATCTTGAAAAAGTTAGAGATTGGGAAGCAGCAGAAAAAAGAATGGAAGTTATAGGTCAAAACGGAAATGATGGAGAACATTATTCGGAATTAGACTTAAACCAAGATGGAATTGTAGACCAAGAAGAAATAGAAACTGCAATTAATAAAATTGAAAGACTTAAAGGTAGATTAAGTGATCCTTTATCATCTTGGAGAAGTAATAAAATTAAAAAAGAAATTGAAGAACTTAAATCACAACTAGATGATGAAGACGATACGATTAAAACTTACTAGTTTATTATTTTTTCTACCTCTTTTAACCTACAGTCAGTTAATAACAACTGACATTTTTATTGTCCAATACGACCAGGAAAAAGAACAACCTGTATGGGTAGAATATACAGTGCAATGTCCTAAAGGAGATGCCTCTAGACAAGGAATGGATTTTTATATAGATAAAGAAATTCATACCTCAGATAATGATGATTATAAAAATAATATTTGGGATAAAGGACATTTAGCCCCCGCTGCTTCATTTAATTGTGATAAAGAAACATTATATAAAACATTTACATATCTAAACTCAGCTTTGCAACACCAAGGATTAAATAGAGGTGTTTGGAAAGAATTAGAAGCATTTGAAAGGAACTTAGCTAATTTTTATGAAGTAAAAGTTAGAGTTGAAGTATATTTCTCAAATCAAAAAGTACCAGGTGGTGCTACTATTCCTTCTGGATTTAGAAAAATGATAACTTTTGGGGGGGAACAGTATGTATTTGCTTTTCCTAATGAAGATACTAAAGGTACTAAATGGATTGATTATTTAATAGAATAAGTTGTGGATAAAGATCAAATTTTAAAAATAGCAAATAAAGTATATCCTAAAATTAGGGCTCATTACGGTTTAGGTAAAAAAGAATACCCACCAATTGAAGTGTATAGAAATATATTTGCTAGACTAAGTGGAGAACCAGATATGGAAGGTGATGACCCTGCAGAAGCT